TTACCTGACTTCATCTCGGCCGGAGGCTCTATGCCGCTTAAAAAAGGTTATGGCAAGAAGACGATCAGCAAGAACATCAAGGCCGAGATGAAGTCAGGTAAGCCTCAGAAGCAGGCGGTGGCTATTGCTATGTCGATGGCAAAGAAATCAAAGCCAGCGAGGTATGAGTAATGCCAGGCGGCAGACCGACTAAGTACAACGATGAAATCTTATCCAAGGCAAAAGCCTATGTGGACGGCGGCTATCTTGCTTGCGGTGACGTTATACCCCAAATGGCGGGACTTGCTATTGAGCTAGATATTTCACGCGAGACCATATACGACTGGAGCGATGACCCTGACAAGAAAGAGTTTTCTGACATTGTTGCTAAGTGTCTAAGGGCGCAGGAGAGAAGGCTGCTCAACGGCAGTCTAACAGGTGACCTGAATCCCACTATTGCCAAGCTGATTCTGACTAAACATGGTTATTCAGAAAGAATCCAGCAAGAACATATGGGTGAGGATGGTGGGCCTATCTCAGTTCTACTGGGTGAGATCAAGGGCAGAACACTAGGGCCAAAATGACCACTGTTGACGATCTCAAGGCTATGCTGCAAGACCCGATGTGGAGGCTCACCAGCGGGTGCCTGTACAAGATCATGATCAAAGGTGACGATGGCGAAGAAGACCTGGCAGTGCCATTCCTTCCCAATGCCTCCCAGATCAAACTGCTGGAGAATATGCACCACCGCAACATTATCCTCAAAGCTCGCCAGCTCGGCTTCACCACCCTGATTGCTATCTACTTCCTCGACTGCGTATTGTTCCGCGATAACGTCCGAGCCTCAATCGTTGCCCAGACCGAGGGAGTGGCAAAGACCATATTCCGCGACAAGGTGCAGTTTGCCTATAACAACCTCCCTGCAACGCTGCGCCAGTCAATGCCGCTTGAGAAGGACAGTCAGACAGAGCTTCTGTTCCGGCACAACAACAGCGCGATCTCGGTGGCAACCAGCGCACGGGGTGGTACGCTCCAGTACCTGCACGTTAGTGAGTTTGGCAAGATATGCGCGAAGTTCCCGGATCGTGCCAACGAGGTCATCACTGGCTCGATTCCTTCAGTGACCAGCAACGGCGTCATCTTCATTGAGTCAACCGCAGAGGGTCAGGAGGGCGCGTTCTATGATATGTGCCGCCTGTCCATGCAAAAGGCGCAGAGCGGCAATACACTTACGCACAAGGAGTTTAAATTTAACTTCTTCCCGTGGTGGGTCGAGCCTCGATACAAGATGCCCTGCGCTGGCGTGGTGATTACCGCAACTGATAACGAATACTTTGACAAGATTGAGCAGGATCAGGGCTGTACACTCAGCCAAGAGCAACGCGCCTGGTGGTGCTCAACCCGCGATTCAGACTTCAGCGGGCAAGAGGAAAGGATGTGGCAGGAGTATCCGAGCACTCCAGACGAGGCGTTCCAGCAGTCAACCGAGGGCTGCTACTACTCAGCGCAGATGACAGCCGTTCGAAAGCAAGGCAGAATAACCACACTACCGCACCGGCCAGGCTATCCGGTGAATACCTATTGGGACATTGGCTCCTCTGATGGCACCGCTATCTGGCTGCACCAGAAGATCGGGCAGAACGATAACTTCATTGGATTCATCGAAGGCTGGGGCGAGCCTTACGCGCACTATGTTAGCGAGATGCAGAAGCTGGGCTACGTCTGGGGTGTACACTATCTCCCGCACGATGCCGGTCATGTGCGACAAGGGCAGCTTGCCAACGTGTCTCCGCAGCAGATGCTAGACCGGCTGGGGCTGAAGAACATCGAGCTGGTGCCGAGGGTCGATGAGATCAATCATGGAATACAAGTAACCCGCGATGCGTTCGCTACGGTCTGGTTCGACGAGACAGCCTGCAAGGCCGGTATCATCCACCTCGATAGATACCGCAAGCGGTGGAGCGCAACGAACGGCAGGTTCATGGATATGCCATTGCACGACGAGCATTCAGAGGGCGCTGACGCTTTCAGGCAGTTTGCTCAAAGCAAGAAGGGCGAGAAAGTGCAGGTCAAGCAGATTAAATTTAAGGGGTGGAATTGATGGCTAAGTACGGATCAGGCGACAACAGCGACTACACCATTGACTTCGATAGCCTTCAGTCAGTGCTCAACTTGATGTCGTCGGCACAAGAGGCTGATCACGATAACCGAGAGAAGGCGCGAGAGGCGCACCTGTTTGTCGATAAGCGTGACGGCCAGTGGGAACCCTACTGGTGGACGAACAACGTTGGCAAGCCTCGGTACACCTTCGACCAGGTCAATCCCATCATAGATCAGGTGACTGCTTCCATCGAGCTTGCCGACTTCGACATCAAAGTATCGCCAATGTCAGGCCCAGCGTCTAAAGAGACTGCGATGGTCATTGATGGCTTGGTGCGTAACATCGAGTCGATCAGCCGAGCCAAAGATATCTACGTCAATGCAGGTCGAGGCATGGTGACCACTGGCTACGATGGCTGGATGATCAGCCACAAGTACAGCGATCCACAGTCATTCGATCAAGACCTAGTGATCGAGCCGGTTGCCAACTTCATTGACCGCGTGTGGTTTGACCCTGCTTCGTACCTGCAAGACAAGTCGGACGCCCAGTACGCCTTCCTCCTTCACGCTATGTCAGTTCAGGAGTACGTCAAGCGATACCCTGAAGGCTCTCAGGCGTCCGTCTCCATCGACAGAGAGGGTGACGCATACTATGACAAGGGTCAGGTGATCGTTGTAGGTCAGTTGTTCTATGTCAGTCAAGAAGCCTGCGAGCTGGTGCTGATGTCTAACGGCGCTGTCTACTCTATTGATGATGACTTCAAGAAGGTAAAGGATGAGCTGACACTGCTCGGCATCGAGGAAGTTAGGACTCGCAAGGCTTACAAGACTAAAGTCTATTCACGCTTCTTTGACCAGACCGCATGGCTGGAGGATGAGGAGGAGACCATCTTCGACCGCATTCCTATCATTCCGCTGTACGGCAACTTCAAGATAGTCGAGAACAAGACAATCTATTGGGGTGTCGTCGAGAAGCTGCTTGATCCGCAGCGTGTCCTCAACTACAGCTTGTCACGCGAGATCGAGGAAGGCGCTCTGGCTCCGAGAGCCAAGTATTGGATGACCCTGACGCAAGCAGCAGGGCATGAGGACGCACTGGCTACGCTCAACACTAACTCCGATCCAGTGCAGTTCTACAACGTAGACCCTGAGATGCCTGGCGCTCCAATGCAGCAAGGTGGGGCGCAAGTTAACCCAGGGCTTCGCACAATCTCTGAGTCCATGCGGCAGATCATAGGGCAGACTGCTGGAATGTTCGCTGCGAGCATGGGAGACAACCCTGGGCTACAGTCAGGCGTGGCTATCGAGAGCCTGCAATCAAAGGGCGACAACGGGACTATTAAATACTTCCGAGCACTGGAGGCTGCGATTGCTGCCACTGGCGACATCTTGGTCAAGGCTATTCCCAAGGTCTATGATGCCCAGCGCACAGTCAGACTGCTGTACGAGGATGGCAGCAGCGAGATGCAGGTACTGAACGAGCCGATCATCGACCAGCAGACGGGTGAGATTGTTACCCTGAATGATCTGACCAAGGGTCAATACTCTGTTGCGTGTCGAGCAGGCCCATCATTCCGCAATCGTCAGCAGGAGACCATCGAGACTATCATCGAGATAGCTAAAGTCGATCCGTCAATCATTGGGATGGCTGGTGACATCCTGCTCAACGCTATCCCTACCAGCGCAGCCAGTCAGATTGGCGAGCGCAAGCGTTTGCAGATGATGGCTCAGGGTCTTATCCCACAGACCCAGTTGACTGAGGAAGAGAAAGCTCAGATGGCCCAGAGCGCACAGGGTCAGGAGCAGCAGCAAGACCCGGCGATGGTACTTGCCCAGGCTGAGATGGCTAAAGCTCAAGCAGAACAGATGCGAGCACAGGTTGAGGTGCAGAGGCTTCAGCTTGAGACCGCTAAAATCCAACTGGAAGCGCAGAAGATGCAGATGCAGATGCAGGCAGATCAGGCCACTCAGCAACTGGATGCGTTCAACGCTCAGACTAATCGCATGAACACCCAGATTAAAGCTCAGCAGGCTGGAGCCAGTATCGAGAAGGACACAGTCGATACTCAGGGCAAGCAGATTGATAACCAACTGAAGATCGTCAGCGCATTGAATCCATTCAGGGGCCAGATATGAATCCACTCGAAGGCATGACCATTATCATCCAGCAGGAAGAACCTTTCACTGCGAAGATCAACCGAGAGAATCGCGCCAATGTGATTGAGAACTGGAAGTTTGGCCCTGAAGAGACCACCAGCGACAACACTGATTACTATCGAATGATGGCTAGGGCTTGGAGCGTAAAGCCAGTAGAGGCTCGCAGGCAGATGTGTGGCAACTGCGAATACTTCAACAACTCCCCTGAGAAGCTGGAGTACATTGAAGTAGTGCCAGAGGATGACTATGACGCTGATGGCGGCGGTCGAGGCTACTGCAAGAAGTTCGAGTTCGTCTGCCATAACCTGCGAGTGTGTCAAGCGTGGGAGGCTAGAGAAGAAGAAGAATACGGGGAGGATTGAGCATGGCAGAGTCAGCACTAAGACAGATACCAACGCAGTCAGCAGAGCCTGTTGTGCGCTCCTACAACCCGTTTAACCCTGCCTTTAGGGATACGTTGCGATCTGGCATCAACGAGCTTATAGGAGGCCGAGAGATGGGCGGCACTCCTACGCAGCGATACAGGGCTGGCATGGCTGATCTTCTATCTGGCTCCGTAGACTTTGTGCCTGGCATTGGCGAGGCGGCAGGTGTTGGCGATGTGCGTCGAGAACTTGGCGCTGGCAACTATGGCAACGCTGCTATTGCTGGCGGGGCAACCATGCTGGGCGTTCTTCCGATAGCGGGAGACATGATGGCTCAAGCTGGAAAGTCGGCGCTTAGGGGCTTGAGGGATGCGCCTACGGTGACGCCTGGGGAGATTGGGTTTGATCCGAGGTTTGATGACAGGGTCAAGGAGCAACAAAGAATTGCGGAGTCTCGATTTAACTACTCGCAAGCGGCTCCGGTAGAAATTCCAGAGTTAAGCATTTACGACCTTGAGGGAAAGCCATTTATCCTTGGCATGGCCGACAGAACTGCTGCTGGCAAGTCTCTTACAGGGATTGATGATGTGATGTTCGACGCGCCAGTAGAGCTTATGGGCGGTCAAGATTATATGTTTTACAACCCAGGCCAGGTGTGGGCATCAGACAAGGGGCCGGTGTCGGCAATGCTCAACAGCGCAGCAAGATTGCCTGCCGCATCTGCTCTTGGCGGTCTTGTGGAGAATCCATTGTTCTTGCCGTTCCGTATGGCCCCATCAGGTGGCGACTACTCTACGATGGTTACGGACGCCATGCTGTCCTACGCCCGTGGCAACATGACCAAGAAAACCATTCGGGCTGCTAACAAGGACATCAAGGCCATCTTCCCTGCCTTCATGGGAATAGAAAACCCAGAAAGCATGGCCCAACTATACAGGGCTGGCGGAGACGTCAGGAAATCCGTACAGCAGATACTGGACAAAAAGTATCGCGACGAGGGCGGCATTAATCTTGGACAGGCTAGGCTATCCGCTACAGACCCTTCACAGTACAACGCGATGGATGTAGGGCTGGGCAATGTCGGAGTAATTGAGCGAGGAAGACCAAGGTATGATGTGTCTGGGCATCCTACTTATGAGCAGGGAATCCCAGGCTATGGTCTTGGTACTCTTAAAGAGCAAGACATAAGTGCGTTCGACTTGCTGCCAAATATGGTTAGGGCTAGGGGCGTCAACATTAACAACCCCGATCCGAAGGATATCTACACGTTACGGCTTGGCGTTCAAAGCGGCAGGATCACTGATGACATTCTTAGGGGTATAGAGCAAAGGCGTTTAATGGCAGAATAATTGCTACAGATTGACTTTACTGCTACATTGTACACAGGCCACCAGACCATTCTGGGCATCTCACCTATAAGGGCAAACACTATGACGCAACCAGCAGACTATGATTTTGATGATTCTCCTGATGATGAAGTGCAGGAGCCAATCGAGACACAGGAGGCTGAAGATCAGCCAGACGTTGAAGAAGATGTCGAGGATGATTCCGAATCGTCAGAGGATAGTGGGGAGACTCACGATAAACCGATCTTCACCGAGGCGCAGCAAAAGGTCTTCGATGACGCAATTGGAAAAAAGGTGTTCAAGCTCCGTGAAAAAGAGCGCGAAGCCGAACAACTCCGAAAGCGGCTAGAGGAGCTTGAGCAGCCACAAACTCGGTCGCGGCCATTAGTGCCAGCTCTGCCTGACCCGTTCGCTGTCTCTGATGAAGAGTACAAGCGGCAGATCATGCACAGGGAGCAGGCTCTGATATCCGCATCTGCCTATGATACGCAGATGCAAATGCTGAAGAACCAGCAGGCGCAGATGGCTCAGGAGGCAGAGCAAAAACAGCAGGAGATTCTGGTCGAAAAGGTTCAAAGCTACGCTCAGAGGGCTAAAACCCTTGGAGTGAAAGCAGAGGAGCTTCAGGCAGCAGGAGCGATTGTTGGTCAGTTTGGAATTGATGATTCGCTGGTGCAGTACATCCTTGAGGATGACCACGGCCCCTTGATCACCAAGTATCTGTCCCAGAACGTCACTGAATTGGACGCACTGAGACACCTACACCCAACGATGGCCGCAGTCAGAATTGCTACGTTGATCAAGTCAAAAGCTGTTGCCCTGAAACCAAAATACACTAACGCTCCTGATCCAATCCGTAGACCCATGCCATCAAGCGCACAGGTCAAACCGAAAGGGCCAAAGGGAGCAACATTTGAATAGGTGAATTAAATGGCTAACAATCTCAGTAGTAACGTAACCCGTAAAGTCGCCCGTGTGTTCCTCGATGCTTTCGAGAATTCACGGGTAATCACAAAGACAGTTGACACTCAGCTTCTGGCTGACAAGTTCAATCCTTCAAGTGGTAGCACTGTAGACTTCAAGCGTCCTCACGACTACAACACAATCCGCACCTCTGGCGGTGACATCTCCTCCTCTACCAAGTCCTCCATCATTGCTGGTAAGGCAACTGGTACAGTCCAGAATTACTTCACTGCTGCTACCGAATGGGGCAATGTGGAAGAAGCTCTGCAACTCGACCAACTGGAAGACATTCTGGCTCCGATGGCTCGTCGTATCGTCACTGACCTTGAGCTGGACTTCGCATCCTTCATGCTGAAGAACTCTTCACTGCGTTATGGCACACACGGCACAGCAGTTGATGCTTGGTCTGACGTTGCGGGCGCTGGTGCGTTCATGGACTCAATCGGTATCAACCCAGCTTCAGAGCGTTACTACCTGATGAACCCGTTCACGGTAGCAACACTGGCAAGTGCTCAGTCTGGTCTCAACTCTGTTGATAGCCTGATTCGTACTGCATGGGAAAATGCGCAGATCAGCACCAACTTCGGTGGTCTTCGTGCTCTGAGTGCAACTACTCTGGCAAGCTTCACTTCAAGTTCTGGTGCAGACCGTGCTGGCACTCTGAGTGCTGCACCTGATGCAACCTACGTCACTGCGAAGGACACAATGACCCAGTCTCTGGCGGTCACTGCGTTCCAAGCTAACATGGTTGTGAAGGCAGGCGAGCTGGTCACGATTGCTAACGTCAACCGTCTGAACCAGTCAACACGTCAAGCGATGGTCAGTGCTACTGGCACCAACATAGCATGGACTGGTGTTGTAACTGCTGACGTGACTCTGGGCGCGTCTGGTGAAGGCACTCTGGTAGTGGCTGGCCCAGCTATCTACGAGGCTAACGGTCAGTACAACACTGTAACTGCTGCACCTGCTAACGGCGCTGTGATTACAATCGTTTCTGCTACTGCAACTTTGTACCAACCGAACCTGTTCTACACTAAGCAGGCATTTGGATTGGGAACAGTCAAGCTGCCTAAGCTGTACTCCACTGACACTGTTGCGACTACTTCTGACGGTATGAGCATTCGTATCAGCAAGTACTCTGACGGTAACGCTAACTCGCAGCAGATTCGCTTCGACTTGCTCCCGGCATACGCTTGCTTCGACCCAAGCAAGGCAGGCCAGGGTTTCGGCGTGTAAGTAGTGGTACAATGGTGGCGCATCTTCAGGGGTGCGTCACCATTATCATCTGGGGTGAATCATGCCAAAAGCTAAAGACCCGCGATTAGACAGAGTCGGCGTTGAAGGCTTTAACAAGCCCAAGCGCACTCCGAGTCATCCTACAAAATCCCATGTTGTCGTTGCCAAAGTAGGCGACGAGATCAAGACGATCCGCTTCGGCCAGCAGGGTGTGAGCGGTAGTCCAAAGCGTGAAGGCGAGTCTGAAGCAGACCGCAAGCGCAGAGCTTCATTCATGGCAAGACATCGAGAGAACATCAACAAAGGCAAAATGTCTGCGGCTTACTGGGCTGCAAAGGAAAAATGGTGAGCACAAGTATCTGGATCAAACCAAGCGGTGTAGAAGTCAATGTTGACAGCGGTAGCTACGAAGCTGCTGCAAGTCTTGGCTGGAAGCCTAAAGATCAAGCACCTGTGGTCGAAGAAAAGAAGCGTGGTCGTCCAGCTAAGTCTAAAGAGGCGTGAAATGAAAGGTCTATACGCGAACATTGCAGCAAAGCGCAAGCGCATCAAAGAAGGCTCAGGCGAGAAGATGCGTAAGCCTGGCACTGCTGGTGCTCCCACTGCCAAATCGTTCAAGCAAGCGGCTAAGACCGCCAAACCGAGGTTTGAATAATGGCAACAGTTGCCCAAGTAGCTAAGGCTTCACTGCAAGCGATTCTGGTACAAGCGTCAGAGGCTCCTCTGGAGGCTGACGAGTATCAGGATTTCATATTTGCAATGAACAACTATATGTCCAGCCTTGCAGCTAAGGGCATCAACTTGGGTTACACAGCAGTAACAGGGCTGGCCGACGAGGTGACTGTGCCGCCTGGGGCTTTGACTGGCTTAATCGCTAACATGGCGTTCCAGTCTGTCCCTTACTACGGCGGTGTGGTAACAGCAGAGCTTGCTGCAACAGCGCGTGAGGGGATGCAGGCGATGCGTCAATTGGGTCAATACATTACACCCACAAGCCTTCCATCAACTCTTCCTGTTGGCTCTGGCAACGAAGACAATCAATTCGGCAATGGCCTGCACTTCTATCCTGAGAACGATCCATTGGTGGCGACAGAAATTAGCGGCGGGATTGCACTGGAGATAAACACAAATGGTTGAACGTACCTATGGTGTAAGGCAGTCCGACTTCGAGGCGTTAACCACCGTAACGCCAGGCTCATATTTCGGGTTCTTCTACAACGGCTACAACTACAAGATCACCTACGCTAACTTCATTTCAGGTCTTGGTGTAACCG